GGTGTTTTAACTCTTGCCTTTCAAGATGAGCATGGTATGGAGAATGGAGATGCTATTAAAATTGCTGATAATGGATTAACCTTTAGTTGTGGTTATTGTGGTGCAGTTGGTATAAATTCACAAAAAACTTATCCAAGACCAAATGATCCTGCATCAGGAAATTGGTTACCCATCACTGTTACTGGTACTAAAAAGTTCACTGTAAATGTTGGTAATGCAGGTGATGCATCTGGTGAGACTCATTATTTTGAGTCTGCTGTTGCAAATTGTATCACTAGATCTGTTGTGATAGGTGGTGGTAATTACACACATAGTTTTGTGAGTGCTGTTGCGGGTAGCATGAAGAAATCTACCAATACAGTAACCGTATCTAATAATTCTCAGATATTTACATGTTCTATGGATAACAATAAAACAGAACATGCATATCCTAGATCAACTGATCGTATTGCTGGTATAGCAACACCTATTGTTAAAGCAGATGATAGTAATATTGCTGTATATGCTGGTATAACAACTGCAGGTGGATTTGTAGGTCCATTGCAAATGGAATTTATGGCGAGTATCCTAGAGAATAGTAATGCCTAAGTATTTAAGTGGAAGAGTTAAATTAAGGAATCAATCTGATTTATCAGCTGATAGGTATAAGTATCTTGCATTAGATGAAGCAGAACCCAATTTAGGTATTCCTCCATCTGGAGGAAGTACTGATATTCCTGTAGGAGAACAATATCAAGTAATATCTGTTATTGGTGATGATAATCGAGTAAATCGATATTGGATTCCTGTAGGTGGTGGAATAATACCTGGTTCTCTTAGTGTATATGATGAAGGAACTCTTGTTGGTGGTGTAAGTAGTACCACACAGTTGGATATTAGAGGACTTGGAATTACCGCAATAGGAAATAATACGGGTCAACCTAATCCTGGTGTTGCAGTAACTATTACTGTTGCTCCTCCTGGATTAGATCATCAAATTCTTTTTAATAATAGTGGTGAATTTGATGGTGGTTCATATTTTGTATATGAT